AAGCATTATCCAGGCCAACAACCTGTGTTACACAACCCTCGCACGTGAAGAGTCAGCATTGAAAGCACGGGGGCTGCAACCTGAAAAGGATTACATCAAAGTGCAGTTAGAGAAAACTGAAGTATATTATGTGAAAGAACACATTCAAAAGAGTCTCCTTTCTGTGCTTCTGACTGATTGGCTTGCGAAGAGAGCTGCAATTCGAGCTACCATGAAAACTGCGAATGAAGAAGAAAAGGTCATTCTAGACAAGCAACAGTTGGCCATCAAAGTAACTTGTAACTCTGTTTATGGCTTTACTGGAGTGGCTCATGGTTATTTGCCATGTCTTTCTATAGCTGCTAGTATAACCAGCATAGGCAGAACAATGCTGTTGAAAACCAGAGACTTCATCCACACCTCCTGGGCTACCAGAGAGAATCTATGTAGCTCTGTCTCAACTTTGCCACTAGAAACCGTGGGGCCTGACTACTCTATGAAGGTAATATATGGAGACACCGACTCAGTCTTTGTCAAATGCACTGGCATAGACTTGGATAGGTTGGTACAGGCTGGGGACTGCATGGCCAAGGTAATTTCAGAGTCTTTGTTTGTCAGACCGGTTAAACTAGAATGTGAAAAGACCTTCAGCAGCCTTATGCTGATTGCCAAAAAGAAGTACATTGGGGCGATAGAAAATAAAAAAATGATGATGAAGGGGGTAGACCTCATCAGGAAAACCAATTCATCTTTTGTCAATGGATTTGCCAAGAAACTCATTGACTGTCTATTTTACAACAA